GCAACTCGGGCAGACGACCAGCGGCTCCCGCGCCTTGGGTTCGACATTCGTCGATTACCATAAGCTCGTCATTGAGTACATCGCTCAGTGGTTCACGCTAATCTTCAACGAGCATGTGATCGAGGACGATGTCGAATGGAACTACGGACCTGATGAGGAATTCGCGCCGCTCCTGAAGTGGGAGTGGGACGACAAAGGTTCCGACCAGAACCCCGAGGGACCGACTGCATCACGCAATCCGTCAAAGCAGTTGCAGGAGATGTCACTCAAGAACAAAATCCAAGTTGATGAGAAGACAAAAAATGCAATGTTTGAATAACTTCACCCGACATGTGGCCGTCGGGTCGAGGCTCTCATCAACGCGGGCGACGGGCTGTGCGCCCTCCGCTCACCGAACGTCCGCCCGCTGGAGAGCCCATGGCTAAGTCCCCTCAGCAGTCGTTTGTGCCCGTGTCGCTTGATATTGCTCTGTATTCTGGCGACGGTGCGCGCATGAAGATTACCGTCAAGAATCCGGCTGGAGTAGCGGTTCCTTTGACTGGTACGGTTGCTGCGCAGATCAGAGCAGATCGACAGGACCCGAGTGCCAAGGCAACATGGACGGTTGACTTGACGAACGCGGCGACCGGAATCGTTCTGATCAGTCTGTCAGGGACGCAGACGGCTGCGCTCATGAATGGCAGCGAACTCTTCAAAGGATTCTGGGATGTGCAGTGGACGCCGACCGGCAGCGAACCTCTGACAATCCTTCAAGGCAAAGCAACCTGTGCCCTCGATGTCACCCGTCCCTGAAATAGACCTGACAGTAACCGCATCGCCGCTTGCGTTGGTCGATGTAACATCGGCACCGGGGCAAGTCAACGTCATCGCTGGCGCTGCTGTTGGTCCTGCTGGTCCTCAAGGACCTCCTGGCGCTTGGACCAGATTGACTCAAGCGGAGTACGATGCGCTGCCGATCAAAGACCCCACCGTCCTTTACGTGATTGTAGGATAGAAAGGCATCATGAGCAAGTCCGATTATCTTGAGAACAAACTTCTTGACCACATTACCGGCAAGACTGCGTACACGATGCCGTCGGTGTGGGTAGGTTTGTTCACCGCTGCGCCGACAGATGCAGGCGGTGGCACCGAATGTACGGGCGGCTCGTACGCTCGCAAGTCTACGGCGGGTGCTGACTGGAACGCTGCTTCAGGCGGCTCGGTCAGCAACGCAAACGCCATCACGTTCGTGACTGCGACCGGCTCCTGGGGAGGGTCCGCTACCCACTGGGGCTTGTTCGATGCGTCCTCAGGAGGTAATCTGTTGCGCTGGGCAGTGTTGACCGTAGCAAAGACTGTCGCAAGCGGCGACACGGCGAGCTTTGCTGCTGGCACATTGGTGTTGACTGAGGACTGATATGAGTCGCCTGTTCGCCGGTGGTACCGACCTTATGACGTATAGCCCAGTCGACTGGGCATTCGGCACGCTGCTGATCGTCGGCAAGATCGCAACCACCAACGACGCATCTTGGCTGTCGTTCATCGAGGGCGAAGCCTCTGGCGGCACCACCAACTACGCACTCGGCCGCCATAACTCCGGGCCGATTTATATGTCTAACAATGCCACGTTGTCGAAGGGCAGCCAGGCTATTCAAGACGCCGATGGTTGGTGCATCTTTGCAGTCACCAAGGCGACCGGCACCGCTGCGCCGATCATGTACAAGATTCCGATTGGCGGCACCCGCATCAATAGCACCGGCGATGTCAGCTTGGCGAACTCGCCTGCCATCGTCGCTGGCGGAGGTCGCATCAGGATCGCCGGTAACGATGACCCAGCCAATATGTACATCGCCGCCGTCGCCATATTCAACGGCACGGTCTTGACCGGCGCGCAGCTAGATGGAATCAACACCGCCAAGACGACCGCTTCGATCAATGCTCTTGGACCGACCTGGCTGATCGACGACTCGGACAGCCTCGCCACCGACTTGACCGCCGGGACCGCCGACCGCACCGCTATCAGCGGCACCACTAGCTCGGCTGATAATCCGAGCAGCTGGGTGTACGGACTCGGCGGTGGCACTAGCCATGCGTTGGCGGGAACGAGCGCAGGAACATCTACCAGCACTGGTGCAGTTACCGTCACTCATCCGCTAGCAGGGACGAGCGCCGGAACGTCCACTAGCACCGGCGCTGTTGCTGTTACGCACCCGTTGGCAGGAACGAGTGCTGGCACATCGACTTCTGTTGGGGCGCTAACTGTTGCACATCCGTTGGCAGGGACCAGCGCCGGGACTAGCGCAACTACTGGCGACCTAAGCGTTAGCCATTCGCTTGCTGGCACATCGGCCGGTAGCTCGACTAGCGTTGGCAATCTGACGGTCACGGCTGGCGGAGTGCAGGCGCTCGCTGGAACGTCTGCGGGTTCAAGCACTTCGACGGGTGCTTTGAGCGTAGCGCATTCACTTGCTGGAGAATCTGATGGTAGCTCGTTCGACACCGCCGCTGTGTCTGCGAACTATGCTGTTGCGGGAATCTCAGATGGCAATTCAACTTCTGTTGGCTTCGTTGCAGTCAACTATTCGCTGGCGGGAATTTCAGCTGGCAGCTCAAGCAGCGCAGGAGCGCTTGTGGTCGGGACGACGCTAGGCACCGTTCTGAATCATGCTGATGCAGTCTACTACGGTGGCGCGGCTGCTGATGCAGTCTACGCCGGAACTCAAAAGGTTTGGCCATAATGCCCTACAAGCTCAAAGGCAACTGTGTGGTGCGAGCCGACACCGGCAAGGTCGTCAAGTGCCACAAAACGAAGAAGGATGCCATGAAGCATCTCGCCGCCCTCAAGATCAACGTGCCAGAGGCAGCCGTCTCAGCGATCGACGAGATTCAGGAGAACAAGCCGCAGCTTACGACAGTCGCCGATGTCCAGATCATCAAGACAGGAATCGAATACCCACTTAGCTCTGGCCCTGCAACCTTCACGCCGGAGGACCTGGCCGCTGCCGTCAACGCCCAGAATGACCCGGCAATCCCGCAACCCCGCATCTGGCTCGGCCACCCGGACGATCAGCGCATCCACGGCCATCGCTTCCACGGCCCGGCGTCGGGTGAACCAGCAGTCGGGAAAGTGACAGACATGCGGCTGATCGAGGACGGTCACTGCATCGTCGGCGACCTAACCGGCGTGCCGCTTTGGCTCGCCAACATCATGGGCTCAGCCTTCCCGTCCCGTTCCATCGAGGGGCGCTTCAACGTCAAGACCCCGACAGGCAAGAAACATCGCCTGGTCATCACCGGCTGCGCACTTCTTGGCGTCGTGTGGCCGGGGGTCTTGACGATTGAAGACATCGCAAGCTTGTACACAGAGAAAGGACCGGCCGTTGAGGTGACAGAAGCAACTCCCGACCTGCCGATCACCATCACGGCCGCTGCCGCTCGCGCAATCGAGGGCAACATCACCGTGGAGGACCTACGGCGAGCCTGGCACGAGAGCGTCAAAGGCGACCCGGAGAAGTTCAACTGGTGGTTGCGCAGCATCTATGTCGATCCGCCTGAACTGATTGTCGACGCAGATGACGGAGGGACGCTGTTCCGGCAGCCCTTCACGATTCTCAAGAACGACAAGATCAAGTTCGGCAAGGCCAAGAGGGTCAAGATCAAATTCGTCAACGCATCGCATGGGGGTGTCGAAGCGGAACCCATCAATGAGAACCGACAGCACGTGGCTCTGTTCGAGCCGGTTCAGACGCTCGATGTCAAGATCGGGCGATCAATCGAAGTCCAACTGAAGGAGAGGTGAGTAAGATTCGCCTTCACTTTGAGGAAGGTGAGCGAGAGCTACTGGCTGCCCGTCTCAATCTGCCCGAGGACGCCGACGACGCAGCTGTCGCCGTCGCCGTGGCCGAGTGGATGCAGCAGGACCCAGTGACCCCGCCGACCAACACCCCGCCCGACGACGTCACGACGGCGAACGTCGATGACATCGAAACGGACGACGGTGACGTCGTGGTCGTGGACGTGTCGGAGTTCCGACGCCTCCGCCAGCGCGACCGCGTGGCAGCCGAGGTTGAGGAGACCTCACGCCGCCGCGACCGTGACGAGTTGATCGAGGAAGCCATCGCCGATGGCAAGTTCGGCCCGGCTCGCCGCGATCACTACAGGGCGCGCTACGACAGCGACCTGGAGGGGACCGTCAAGCTGATCGGTCGCCTCATGAAGAACACGGTGCCGCTGGAAGCCCGTGGCGCCGACGCGCCGACCGATGAGGTCGACGACACGGCATACCCGTCCGAGTGGTTGCCTGAGGTCGCGGCTCGCGCAGCGCGCCCCAAGAGCCGCGTCCACGGGGAGGACTGATCTCCCGTGGGCGAGGCACAGGCATATTACGATCCCGGCGCGGATATCACCTGCCAGCATACGGCAGGTGCCAACGGCGGTCGGTTCGTCAGCTATCCGCTGACGCGCAACGCCGGTGGCCCGGCGGGCATCAGCGATACCGGCGACGGCACGCTGATCGTTACGACCCCGGCAGCCAACGCTGAGGTCTTTGGCGTCACCAGCCACGATGTGGCTGCGGGCGGCAAGGTCAACATCATGCGGATGCCAAAGGTCGTGTCGGTCGTCGCGGGCGGCACGTTCATCATCGGCGACTACATCTCAACCGACAACGCGGGCAAGGCCGTCAAGGCGACGGCAACGACTGGCGTCGTTGTCGGCCGTGCGCTGAGCGCTGGCGCGCTCGACGCATGGTGCGTCATCGACCTGATCTCTGGCCGCAGCCTGTCACCGTAGAAAGGAGGGATGAACATGCTACTGGAAGCAGGATTGGAAACCAAGAGCCGGGTTCACTTCGAGCCTGAGTTCGTGGATCTTGGCGATGGGTGCTTTGCGCTCGCGTCGGGCGATGAGTTGTTCGCTCAGACGCACGCGCAGACGGCACACCCGCTCGCCATTCCGACGATCAGCGGTACGACGATGACCGTCGACTTCATGCTGAAGCAGCCGCAGCGCATCACGCGGATGATTCAGGACATGACGTTGCAGCGGTTCGTCGCTGACCGCATCTTCTCCAGCGGCGGCGGTGTCGTCGGTGGCGCGGTCGTCTACGACTCTGTCGAGGCGAACGATCTGTACCTCGAACGTGACGTCGAGCGCGTCAGCCCTGGTGCTGAGTTCCCGATCGTCACGTCGGCTCGCCGGGTTCCCGGCGTCGCTGAGGTGGAGAAGTGGGGAGGCAAGGTCTGGATCTCTGACGAGGCCCGTGACCGCAACGACTCCCTGATGTTCACCAATCAGCTGCGGCAGCTGGGCAACACGATCGTCAGGAAGATCAACGCCAGGGCCATTCAGGTCCTGGAGGCGATGTTCACGGCGTACTCGGCCCGTGTCGTCGTGTCGCGCTCGCAGGCATCTGGCGGCTGGGATGCCGTCACGCCGTACGGCGGCACGCCGTCGGCACCGGGTGTCTGGCCGGCAGCTGACTTCGCCTACGCGGCGGAGATCAGTGAGACGGACGAGCTGGGCATCCGCTACGACCTCTGGATCCTCAACCCCGGCAACTACACGGACCTTCTGGTCCTGTACGGCGGCGACGGCATCCAGGAACTGCTGACGACGCTCGGCCTGGAAATCTACGTCACGAACCGCATGACGCTGAACTCGGCGTACGTCGTGGCGTCGGGCCAGGTCGGCCAGATGCGTCTGGAGCAGCCGCTCGGTACGGAAACCTGGCGCGAGCCGAACCGTCAGCGCTCGTGGGTTCAGTCGAGCGTTCGCCCGCTGATGTTCTGCGACAACCGTTTCGCCGCCCTCAAGTTCACGAACCTGAAGGGCTGATGATGGCTGAGGACCTAAAGCCCGTGCGGGTCCGATACAGAAGCCTCGACTACGTCACCGAGGGGACCAACCCTCTCGGTGACACGGTCGATGTCATTCGGACAGCCTACGGACCCGGCATGTCGCCGAACAACCCTGCCAACGATCCGAACCTGGACCGTGATTCGCAGGAGTACCAAGACAAGCTCGATGACTACGAGCATGGCGAGTTGATCATGCTGCGTCCGCATCAGTACGTCGGACTGATCGAGTCCGGTGCGGTGCGTGACGTGCAGACCGACGAGTCAGGCGAGGAGATTGTCGAGGAAGATGTCGAGCTACTCGATGTCAGTACGGCAAGCGTGGACGATCTGGTCGATTGGATTCGTACCGAGCGACCGACCGTACAGGATGTCGTTGATGCGTCGGGTGGCGACGGCGATGTGGCGCGCAAGCTGCTGGAGGCGGAAGGGATCGCCTCTGACGGGGAACCACGCAAGGGCGTGCTGGAAGGTCTTACAGCCGTCATCTCCCGAGCCGACTAGCGAGGGTGGCCGGGTCCGCCCGGCCACTCAACTCTTATGGCACTACTAGATCAATTCAAACCGACCACAGCAGAAGTCGCGGCTTACATCAAGAACCGCACTGTTGATGAGAACAACGAGTACCTTGGCGACTTCACCGAGGACACGATTGTTACCGCCGACGAGGTTGGCGTGATCATCGAGCAGGCAGGCTCGATGGTGCTGTCGGCGTTGCGCTGGGAGGTCGGCCCACCGGCGACGATTCCTGATAGCAACTACGCCGCCGTGAAATCATTGGTCGCTTTGTTCTCGGCGATCTTTGTTGAGGTGACGAAGTTCAGCGAGCAGATCGCTCGCCAGGTGTCGCCCTACCCGTATCTCAAGTCGCTGTTCGACGGGATGCTTAGCCAGAAGCAGGCGGACCTTGGCATCATCCCGCCGACGACCGGCGGTGGCAGCGGCAGCCTCAGCCTCGTTGACTTGATCGCTGGCCAGTACGGCCGCGCCGTCTACGCCTTCCCTGACAACGAGATGGTCAACTGGGACACGTTGCTGTGAAGCTCGGATTCAACATTGAGCCGGATGAGCGGATCGAGGACTTCGCCTTTGAACTGCAAGTCACTGGCGAGCGTGCGACAGAAGCCAAGCCCGTGATCGAGAAGATCGTCGACAAGGTCCTGGCTAGGAACAAGCGCGGGTTTGAGACACGCGGTGCGACAACTGGCCGCTACTGGGCGCCGCTGAAGGCTTCGACGGTGGCGCGCAAGGCTCGTGAGGGCCGGGCTGATCCATTCGCGCCGCTGCGCAATACAGACGCTCTCATGGAGAGCCTGTCAACGCGACGCGCCCCTCATCAGATCCTCAAGATCGAGGATGACGGGTTCCTCCTTCAGACGACGCTTGACTATGCCGGGTTCCATGTCGAAGGCACCGAGAAGATGCCAGCACGTCCGCCGATGACGATTGCGGCGAAGCACGCTCACGAGTACATCGGCGACATCAACGACTTCATCTTTGGTAGCGATAATGGCTGACGCAAACTTTGGTCCGCTACTTGCTTTCACCGACGTTGAAGATGCCGTTCTCGCTCACTACCGCCACTGGCTAGAGATTTGGCTGGCGGCACGCGAGCGCAAGCTGGGCCTCTCCTTCAACACGATAGCTCGGCCACGGAGCTACCTAGTCAAGCAGACGTTTACGGCGCTCCCCGGAGAGGAGCGGACACCTATTGTAATCGCTGTCTCCGACGGTCTATCAGAGACTCCCGCCCGATCCGGCGACGGGCACTATACCGTTGAGTTCCGCTTTGGCATCGTTGGCGTCTGTCTCGGTGTTGACGGCGTCCGGGCACGCGCCTTGGCAGGGCACTACCAAGCTGCGCTTCTGGGGATCGCTCTCAAGCATCAGAAGGTCGATCTTGGCGACGGTTTCTTCGCCAAGATGTGCGACTTCAACAACATTCGGATCGAGGATGTTGACGACGAAGCTCTTGGTCGGTCGATGTCGGCCGTTCGTCTTGAGGTGGCCTATCGCATCACCAACTTCGCTGAGGACATTGATCCGCCGAGCGACACTACGCCGACTGGTCCGACGCCGCAGCCTGATGATCCGACCGTGCAGACTGTCCACATCGACGTTGTGAAGCAAGGAGGGTGAGGTGACGAAGTACCTTGGAACATTGAGTACGTCAGAGCGAGTGCTTTCGGATGGTCATGTGATCGAGCCGGGGGTCGAGTTCGATCTGAAAAAGAAGGACGAGGATGACCCGCACAACGCGAGGCTGATTGCGGATGGTCAGATTCTCGCCACCAAGCAGCCAAAGGAGGACAAGTGAGGCCCGGCGTTAATGTCACAACGCGGGAGAACGCACCGCCCAGCACGATCCCGACAAGCCTGGGGACCGGGTTCATGGTCGGCATCACGGAGTACGGGGCGAAGACTCCCACCAACCTGGACCTCGTCCAGAACATGGACGAGTACATCAGGAGGTACGCTCCGTCGGGGCGTGTCTTCACGCAGGGCATCGGCATGTACGACTCGGCTGAGACCTTCTTCAACGAAGGTGGCAACCGACTGTTCGTGAAGCGTGTGCTCGGTAGCGCAGCGACCAAGGCGACCGTCAGCCTGATGGACACGGCAGGGACTCCGGCCGTCTGTCTTCACGTGACGGCGAATGCCGAGGGTGAGTACGGCAGCACGCTCGACGTGATCGTGCAAACGACCGTTCAGGATGCTACCATCGCGGCCGGGAAGTTCCGGCTCAAGATCGTCGATGGCAGCGGCGTGCAGCTGGAGAAGTCGCCTGACCTGCTCGACACAGCGGCGGCAATCGACTGGGGCAGCGGCGCCAGGTACGTGCGCGTCACGGCCGGCGTGTCTGTCGTCGATCCGGTCGCTGGCACGTTCTCGCTCGCCGGTGGGCTCAACGACATCGGCGCGATTGCCAACGCCGACTGGCAGGCTGCGATCAACGCCATCGCAATCGAGTTGGGTCCGGGCATCCTGTTCGCACCGGGGATCACGACGACTGTGATCCATCAGTACCTGGCGACGGCTGCCAACCTGACGTACCGAGTCGCGTTCCTCGACAGCCCGGACACGTCCGACACTGCGGTGCTTCTGACGGCGGCATCGTCGGTGACGGATGGCGGGTTGCGCAGTCGCTTCGCTGCCATGTTCACGCCCTGGCTCGACATCGTCGGCATCGCGGCTGGCAGCACTAGGAAGGTGCCGCCGAGCGGCGCTGTGGCGGGTCGCTTCTCAGCACACATCGCATCTGGGCATAGCCCGAATGAGCCTGCCGCCGGTGAGCAGGGCAAGCTGAAGAGCGTCGTCAATCTGGAGCAGGCGTTCAACGACGCTGACCGCGTCGCCTTGAACGAGGGCGGCGTCAACGTGATCCGCAACCTCTACGGCGTCATCAAGATTTACGGTTGGCGCTCGACCGCTGACCCGGTCGCTGACAAGGACTGGCGGAGCCTCGGCAACAGCATCATGCATCGCCAGGTCGCGTCGCTGTGCAACCAGGTCGGCGAGCGCTTCATCTTCCGTCAGCTTGACGGGCAGCGCCGAGTGGTCGGCGAGTTCGGGGCCGCGCTCAGCGGCGAGGTGTGCTTGCCGTTGTTCCTGAACGGCAGCCTCTTTGGCGACACGCCGGACGAGGCGTACAAGGTCGACACCGGCGAGAGCGTCAACACCGATACGACGATGGCAGACGATCAGCTGCGCGCAATCGTCAGCGTTCGGATGTCGCCGTTCGGCGAGGAAGTCAACATCGAGATCGTCAAGTACCTCATCACTGACTCGATCCCGGTCTAGGAAGGAGTGAAGAATGGCAGCGCTTGGTAATGAAGTCAGGGGAACTGTCTCCGCCAGGCAGAACCGCATTACGGTGACGGTTGTGTTCAAGGGCGAGACCAAGGACCTCGGCGTCTTTGACACCTGGGAGGGTGCGAACGTCACGGCTGAGAACACGAAGCACCGACGCGGCGGCATGGGGATGCAGGTCGCCATCGGCGGGCCGGTGACGATCGAGGACCTGACGATCAGCAGGGACTACGATCTGACCCGCGACAATCCGGTCCACCACTGGTTGGCCGGGGCGGTCGGACGCGCTCGCGTCCACGCATCGAAGCAGTGGCTCGACGCCGACGGTGTCGAGTTCGGCAAGGCCGTTGTGATCAACGGCATCCTGATCGGGTTCAACGATCCGGCTGGCGACTCCGACTCCGGCGACGTGGCGATGTTCGAACTCGTCATCAACCCGGACGGCGCAGTTGGCAGCAGCTAGCATGAGAGAGGCCACAATGGAAGACACAGAGCACGACGACACACTGGGAGGAATCGACCAGTCACTAGACGAGGCGCGCGGGCTGTCGCTTCTGCGTCAGGCAGAGCAGAAGCGCAGTCACCGCGAGAGCAGCCTGTTCCTAGACATCCCGACCTGGGACGGCCTGCTCCTGGCAGAGTACCGGGTACAGGACCCGGACAAGCTACGCAAGATGGCGCAGCGCATCATGCGCAACGCTCGCCAGAACGGCAACGAGATGGAGCCGGGAGCGAACGACATCACGTTGATCGTTGCGTCCTGCGTCGGTCTGTATGCCCGCGACCCGGAGACAGGCGAGCGTGTGCCGATTGAGGATGAGGCAGGGCATGTCAAGTACGATT